GTTTTACCTCCAGGGCTGACTTCGGCGTCAGCATGGATGAACAGTTCGCCGTTCTGGGCACCTTGTCGCGTACGCTGGGCACCGAGTCCAGCGGCATCTACGAGCAGTTTTTACGAAGCGCCCCCGCCGCTGCTGAAAAGCTGGGCATGAGCTTTGTTGATGCCACCGGCAAAATGCTGCCAATGGGCGACATCCTCCAGAAGCTGCAAGACAAATACGGCGCAAGCATCGAAGGGAACGTCAAAGCCCAGCAGGCGCTGGACGCCGCGTTCGGTGGCGGTGCAGATGTCATCAAAAAACTGTACGGCCAGCAAAACAGCCTGAATCGCAGCATCACCGAGCTGGGCCGCAACGACGGTATGAAGCGGGCCCAGGAAATGGCCGAAGGAATGGCGAAACCCTGGGAGCGGATTACCGCGACGTTCTACGCAATGCGTGTCGCCCTGGGCAATACGCTGATCCCCATCCTGACGCCAATGATGAACCGGGTGTCCGACGTGGGGGCGAAGTTTGCCCGCTGGCTGGAGATGTTCCCGAATATCGCCCGCTGGCTGGGTTACATCACGCTGGGCGTTTTGTCCTTTGGGCTGGCAGGTGCGGCAACGAATATCGTGATGGGGATTTTTGGCTTCACGATGGTAGGCCTGACCGGGATCGCAAAGGTGCTTACCGGTGCGTGGAAAGCCCTGTTATGGACGTTCAATTTGTTACGCCCCTCGCTGCTGACAACCCGCATCGGGCTGGCCGCACTCTGGGTGCAGTCCAAATTACTGGCCGTGTGGACTGGCGTTTGCCGGGTCGCAATCGCCGCGTGGAATGTCGTTCTGAAAGCGGGTGCCGTTGCCATGCGTATTTATGGTGCGGCGACCATGTTTGCCGGTGCAGCAATGCAGCTGCTGACCAGCCCGATCACTTTAATCATTGCCGGACTGGCGCTGCTGGCTGCGGGTGTCTGGTATGTCGTTAGCCACTGGGAAGAGCTGAGCGCGGCGATCATGAATACAGCCGCCTTTGCCTGGGTGATGAACGTGATCACCCAGGTGGGCCAGGTATTTGCCAGCGTCTGGCAATCTATCACTGACGGCTGGGCCGTCGTGGTTGATTTCTTCGCGGGCCTGTCCCCGATGGCTGCCTTTGATGGTTTTGCATCGGCCATAGGCGGGGTATTCAGCAGGCTTTTTGACACGCTTAAAAATACCTTTGCGGCGACCTATAACTGGATCGCCGAGAAGCTGAACAAAATCCCAGGGGTCAATATTGACCTGAAAACTGTTACCCCTGCGGGCGGGGCAGCCGTACCGGCATCCACTGTTATTCCTGATAGTGCTGCAGTCGCACCTAAGCTGAATGGCCGGTCCACCCTGGCAGGGAATAACATCAATGCGGATATCCCGCGCGGCGGGCTGATTAGCCAGGTGAAATCCGACAGTAAGACCGTCGTTGATAGCCGCAGAACGTGGGGGGATACCTATATCAACGCCCCTAATGGAATGACACCGGGCCAGATGGCCGAATGGCAGGAGCTTAACGCCGGATGAATACCGAGCCGCTTTATATCGATCTCTTGATCACCGATGGCGACTTTACGCTGGACAGCGGCAACGAGCCGCAGCGGTGTAATAACCGCGACAGCATCGCACAGGACATTATTCACAGCATTCTTGAAAGCGGCATCACAGCGCGTCTGATTGGTGAGCGCAGCCCGACACTGCGCGGGGATGTGCTTACCCAGTTGCAGCTACTGGTCGAAAGCGACGAACGCCTGATCCCTGGGACGATTGTTATTACAGAAGAAACCAGCAGCCGCCTATATGTCACCGCCGAAACCTATGATTTCGGCAATGTAGGGACGGACGTTAATTATGACTGATAAACCAGTTGTCGATTTTGAGCAGGTCTTAGCGGATAGCGGGATGCCATCGACGGAAGCGGAAATCACAGCGGCGTTTAAAGAAACGGTCAAGGCTGAAGGGTTTGTGACTAACACGTCCCGGATGTCACCTTTCTGGCGGCTGATTTCGAAGATAGTCACCACGCCCGTGTTGTGGCTGCGGGACGCGCTAATCAACGTCGTACTCACCAATATGTTTGTTGCGACGGCCACGGGCCCGATGCTGCGCTTGCTGGCCTGGGCGGTGAATATCGAGGCCAAGCCCGCGAGCGCAGCGGCTGGCGTACTGCGTTTCTATAAAGCGAAAGCAGGAGACGCCGTCGTCGTACCAGCAGGAACGCTCGTACAAACCGAGCGTATCAACGGCGTAGTGTATGCAATGGAAGTGACGGAAGACACCACGCTGGCCGAAGGTTTAGAGAGTGCGCTGGTTCCCGTTCGTGCGGTCGGGGCCGGTAGCGGCTACAACCTTGCGCCGGGCTATTACCGTATTTTGCCGGTTGCCGTGGCTGGCATTGCCAGCGCGGTAAATGAAGACGACTGGCTGATCACGCCAGGCGCAGACGAAGAAAGCGACGACGAGCTGCGCGACCGCACACGCAACCAGTTTAACCTGGTGGGTAACTATCACACTGACGCCATTTACCGCAGCATGATTGCGGGCGTGGTTGGTCTGAGTATTGATCGCATTTTCTTTTTGCATGACGCGCCACGCGGGCCGGGGACGGCGAACGCCTATCTGTTACTGGACAGCGGCGAAACGTCACAGCCCTTTATTGATGCTGTTAACGACTACGTGAACAGCCAGGGCCACCACGGCCACGGCGACGATCTGCAATGTTTTGCCATGCCGGAAACCAGCCACACGCTGGCGGTGACAGTTTATGTAAAAAGCGTGGAAAACATGGAACCGGAAGCCCTGAGCCAGTTAAAAGGCGGCGTCGCTAACCTGATTCGCTGCGCGTTTCGTGAAAACGCCAACTATGACGTTAAAAAGACCTGGCCGTATTCGCGCTTTTCATTTTCGAATCTGGGCCGCGAGATCCATAAAGCGTTCCCGGTTATCGATTCGCTGAGTTTTTCACTGACCGATATTGTCAGTGAACTATCAGTCCCCCGCCTGGCTGGCCTGACCGTGGAGATCGCGAATGACTGAGTTTGCGAAACTCCTGGCGGGACTGCGGCTGCCGTCATGGATGGATAAGGGAGACCCGGCGCGGCTGCTGCGTGCGTGCGTTAAATTCTGGTCGCAGGTGTACGGGTGGATCACCTGGCCGTTAAAACAGTTCGACCCGCTGACCTGCGCCGAGCCACTCTTAAACCTGATTGCATGGGAACGCGATATCACCCGCTTTAAGGGAGAGCCGTTAACCCTTTTTCGCAAGCGGGTTAATTACGCCTTTATCAATGCCCAGCAGGCGGGCGAGGTGGCCGGTTTTATCGCCATCTTTGAACGTCTGGGCATTGGGTACGTTGAAGTGCTGGAACGCCAGGAAGGGCTGGACTGGGACGTTATCGTCGTCCGGGTCACTGATAGCCAGATTGCCGATAACAGCGACCTGCTACTGGAAATTATCCGCAAGTATGGCCGTACCTGCCGCCGCTATCAGTTTGAAGTGATCACCGCGATGCCGCTGAATATCAATATTGGCTGGTATCAGGGCGACTATGTTTGCTGGCCCGCCACGCTGGGCGATGTGAATAACGAATTAACCGCGACCTATCGCGCAAGTTTGTAGAAGAGGAACCTATGTCACAGGCTGTTATTACAAAAGCTTTTGCAGACTGGAAAGCGCAGCAGGCGATTAATAACAATCCAGTCACGCTGGATGAATTCATCTTTGCTTATATTCCGGGGCTGGATACCGAAAAGCCGATCGACAATACCGAGAAGACACCCGCAGCGGATAAAATTGTCCACCGGCAGGCGGTGAGTAAATCCGGTGTGGTGAATGAAAATTCCGTCGTGTATTCCGTCACGCTGGGTGCTGATATCGGTAATTTTGATTTTAACTGGATCGGTCTGGCGAATAAGGCAACCGGAACGCTGGCGATGATTATTCACACCCCGACCCAGAGCAAAATTAAAAATGACAGCGGTCAACAGGGTAACGTTCTGGTTCGTTCCATGCTGATGGAATACAGCGGCGCAGCGGCAGCAACCGAAATCACGACGCCTGCGGAAACCTGGCAAATCGATTTTACCGCCCGCATGGCCGCAATGGACGAACGCCAGCGCCTGGAGAATATCGATTTGTATGGCGCGGCATCGTTCTTTGAAGCGGGCTATCTGGTTGCGAAAACTGGCACCCAGTATTTTGTCACTAAAGGTACAGGCTACCTTGCCGGCCTGCGTTCAGTGCTGGCCGCAAACCAGAATATTACCGTGTCAACAAAGCCGGTTAAGGTCTGGCTGGATGTGGCATGGACGGGAACCCTGACAAGCGTCTGGGCGGTGCAAAGCAAAATCATGGTGGCCGCCGATCTGAAGGATTACGTGCAGAATGGTGAACAGCATTTTGTTTTTGCCCTGGCGAGCATCGACGCAAGCGGCAACATTACCGACCTGCGACCAAAAGGAACCCTGAACGAACAACAGGCCAGTGATGCGCTGAAAAAGCACGAGCAATCGCGCAATCATCCTGATGCCACCACCACCGCCAAAGGCTTTACGCAATTAAGCAGCGCCACGGATAGCAATTCTGAATCCGTTGCCGCCACCCCTAAAGCGGTTAAAGCAGCGTTCGATCTTGCGAATGGCAAATACACCGCTAATGACGCTACCACGGCGCAGAAGGGCATTGTGCAACTGAGCAGCGCAACCGACAGCGAATCCGAATCCCTCGCAGCTACGCCGAAAGCGGTTAAGGCTGCGAACGATAATGCAAACGGGCGCGTACCTTCTAAAAGGAAAGTAAATGGCCGCGAGTTATCGAATGATATCGAGCTTTATCCCTCTGATATTTACCAGTTAGCTGCCTTAATCGGTAATGCCGCGAATCTGAACAGTTACACCACACCCGGCCTGTATTACCAGCCAGCGAACGCGCAGGCACAAACCGGGGCAAATTATCCCGAGGCTGTGGCCGGTTCGCTGGAAGTATACAAACACGCAGGCATTACGCAGATTTACCGCACGTACAACAATTCACGACATTACATCCGCACGATGTACAGCGGGAGTTGGACTGGCTGGGTAAAACAATATGACGCGGCGAACAAACCCACACCGGCAGAGATTGGCGCACTGCCATCGAATGGTAATGCGGTGTCCGCTACCCAGTTGCAGACCGCCCGAACCATCAACGGCGTGGCATTTAACGGCACGCAAAATATCACCATTTCGGCGGGGTCGATTGGGTCATATACAAAATCCGAAAGCGACGCCAAATACGGCGCAAAAAACACAATCGGTAAAGCGGCTAACGGATGGTTTAAAGACACGACCACAGGATTGATTATTCAGTGGGGATTTACCAACCAGACGGGCGGTTATCAAAATATTACATTCCCTATCGCATTCCCAAATGCGTGTCGAACTATTCAGGTTACGCCCTATACCGCCAACGTGGCCGGAACGCTTGAATGTTCGGTATCGCAATACTCCAATACGACAGCAAGGCTAAACGCAAACCAGAACTTTCCGTTGTTCTGGCAGGCAACAGGATATTAAAAATGGACGAGCAATATTATTTCAGCCCCTCGCGTAACGGATTTTTTTTCCTTTCGCTGAAGTCTGACTATGAACAATCAGAGCATGGCTGGCCTACAGATGCCGTAGAGATCACAGAGCGCTGGTATCAGTATCTGATTGATAAAAGTTCAGGAAAAATTATTGTTCCTAATGAATACGGCCAGCCGGTGCTGTCAGACCCGCTGCCGCTTTCTCAAGAAGAATTGATCGTAAGGGCTGAGACGCAAAAATCTGCCCTTATGGCTGCGGCCAGCAATATTCTGGCACCTTTGCAGGATGCCGTTGATCTGGGCAAAGCGACGGACGCAGAGAAAGCGCTTTTCACTGCATGGCGTGAATACAGGGTATCGCTGATGCGTATTGATACCGATTCAGCGACAGATATTGTCTGGCCGGAGCAACCCGACGATGTGGCGTGATTCCATTATCAGGATTGCCGAGGATATGGCGGCATTGTCTTGTTCAATTATCCCGGCCCATCCGTGGGTGTATGGACTGGGTCAGTCCACTGATTCAGGCGCTTATCTTAGTCCGGCCAACGCGCTGGGCTATCTGGCGGGCAAGCTGGCGACGAGTGGCGGCAGCGGGGACGTGATCGTCATGATGGTTGCGGAAAACACGCACGATATTTTCATGAGTGCATTAAGCAGCCTTGCCACCGTTTTTCCAGCCCCTGCATTTACTCAGGTCAGCCGTATGGCCGCCGCAGCTGCGGAGTTAAGCACGGTAAAAATGCAGCTGCCGTCAAAGGTCAGTTCGCTGCCGGTCGCCGCGCCGCTGTCCGTGACGACTAACCGTCTTGCAGTTAACGCGCAGCGTGTCGCTGCCGCGCAGCTGGCTGCCGCCGCGCCAACCAGCACAGCAGAACTAAAGACCCAGATTGCCGAGTTTGCCGCCGCGCGGGCCGGGATGCTTTCATCACTCAGTCAGTCACTGGACGAGCTGAAGGGGGCCAGCGCCAGGGTATGGTCGTTCAGCTATAGCGGCAACCATATTGTTGCAGCGGCCGAGCTGCTTAAAGATATTCCACAGGCTACCGCTGTGCATACCGCCGCTATGATGTTTATCGGGGATTCTCTCGCAGATTTAGGGAAAATGATTAATGAGCCAGACCGCGCTACTCGCTCTTGATGGTGAAGGGATCGCCATGCAAAACATGCTGGTATCACCATCCATGCAGTTTCAGGAAAAAGACCAGTCGGGCCAGACATCGAGCACGACCAATTCTGAACAGGGCATCAAAGCCAAAGAACTGCGCGTCTCAGGTCTGGTCACTTTTGATGATGAATCGGTTTTACAGCGTCTTTTCCAGCTGGCGTCTGCCACAGAGGCCAGCGGGGCGCTAAAAACATACCGCATAGCCAATGCCACCGCGACCGCGATCAATTTCCGCGAAGCCACCTTCACCGGCCAGATTGATGCCGTTCCGCAGGAAGACCGCCTCGCCTGGCAGGTCAGTTTTACCCTACGGGAAAAAAACAGCGTCCCGGAAAAGCGGCAGGCCAGGAAAGGAAACGCCACGTCCAGCACCAAGCAAACCGGCGCAGCCGGAAGCGGGAGCACAAGCGCGGCATCCGATGAAAGCCCGGAAAAACTGAGCTGGTTTGAACAAAAAGTCCTGAAGCCTGTTAACGACGCCCTGGGATAAGTGAGCCATGAAACCAATCAAACGTCTATTTCTGTCCGGCGACCCGGTGCATCTTGTGGACTGCAATATCGTGCTGGAGCTGAACGCCTGCGGGCGCGGATTTATAACAGCCAGCACCGATAGTGATTACACCGGAAAAATGGTGCGCCTTGATATCGGCTATGATGGGCTTGTCCTTCGCTGGTTTACCGGCTTTGTTGAGCGGTCGCAGCCCGCAGAAAATGGCGCGTCACGCCTCTTTGTTCGTGAGCTGATCGGCGTGTTTGATAAGTTATGGCCTTGCTCTTTCCAGCATCCCACTTTACGCCAGATCACTGACTGGATGACCGAACAAAGCGGGCTTGAGATTGCCCCGCCTGCCAGTGCGGATTATGCGGATAAGCCGATCCCACACTTCACGCACAACGGAACGGGCTATCAGCTGCTTGCCAGCCTGGGCCGCGCATTTTCAATCACAGATTATGTCTGGTATCAGCTGCCAGATGGGGCAGTGTTTACCGGCGCTGCGGCGCATAGCCTCTTTGCCGGAAAACCAGTGGAGATCCCCAGCGAATTTAGCCAGGCATCAGCAGGCGGCAATTCAATGGTTGTGCCAATGATCCAGAGCCTGCGCCCCGGAGTCGAAGTTAACGGCCAGCGGTTAAGCCAGGTTAGGCTGGAAAATGACGACATGGCAATCACCTGGCAGCCCCGCAATAAAGCAACCGGCCAGCCCTTGCAGAAATCGCCAATCAAACGCCAGATTGAAAGCGCCTATCCTGAACTGGCATCAGGTTTTCACCTTCCGAAAATCGCCAGGGTTGAAGCCCACAGCGAAGACGTATCCGGGGGTAATATTGCCGACCCGTTTCGGCCTCGCTATGCGGTTGATCTGCAACTGCTGGACGAAGACGGCAAAGCGTTAGCAAATACGCCCGTTTATTCAGCCGTCCCGCTGCCGGTGCCTATGGCGGGCAGTGAATCCGGTATGTTTCAATTTCCCCCGCCTGGCACGCTCGTTGAAGTGGGTTTTGTTGAGGGGCGGCAGGATAAGCCATTTGTGCGCCAGACACTGCCGCAGGGCCATAACCTGCCAGCCGTAAAACCGGGTGAGCAGTTGCAGCAACAGCGAGACGGTGTATCACAGCGCGTAACCGTGGCGGGGGACTGGGAGCGGCAAACCGATCAGGTGATTCGTGAAAACTCTATGTCGCGTGAAATTACCGCAGACGATGAAACCCGCAAACTGGTTGCCCGCGAAACAACCGTCCAGGCAACAGACAAAACAACCGTTCTGGGCACTGCCACGCTTATGGCCGGTGCAGTGGTTCACATCAGTGAAGGTGACTACAGCATCGGCACTTCCGGCAATCTGACGGTGAACTGCAGTAAGGACAATTCCGTCAGTGTTGGCCAGAACGCCGCGCGTGACGTTGGCGGCAATCTGGAGGACACCATAAAGGGAAATGCCAACGTCACGGTTAGCGGTGCGCTTACTGAGAAAATTACCGGTATTCGCCGCAGCGTTGCGGCAGCGCAGGAACTGATCGCGCCGGTCGTGAAACTGGGCAGCGAAGAAATAAACGTCCTTACCCTGCTAACTGACACTCTGGACGTATTGAACGAGCTTGCAGAAATCTGCGCGTCTCACACCCACCCAAGCGTGGGAACCAGTCCACAGGCCGGGAGCTTCACGGCAGCTGCGCAGAAAAGTACGGCGCTGAAACAGAAATACAGCCCCCTGATCGCCTGACATCGCGCAGGCGAAATCACTCCGCGTCACCAGACGCCACAGAACGCCCCACAGCAAGCGCAAAAAGTTAAGGTCGCAACCATGCGACCTTTTTTGCGTTCGTTCAGCCTCGCCCCGGAGACGAAGCGACAGAACGCAGACGGAAGCGGATCCATGACGGAATCGGCGCTACACCGCACCCGCCTGCACTATTTGGATCATAAAAATTTTGCAAAAGAATTTTTGCGCAAAGCTGGCAGCCAGCCCGCGCCGTGGCTGGGCTTTTGCGTTCTGTTGGCTTTTGCACACCGCGCAAGGATTTGCAGCGAAGTGCAAAAGTTGGCGGGGAGACTGCCGATAACCTTTTGGTTAACATAATGTTTTTAAAAGGATCGTTTTACTTTCCGTCACGATCAAATTAAATCAGGGTCGCTGTGCGACGCGAGACGGATGGTGAATAAAATTCTTTTAATACAGAATCTTGCCTTTGATGCGCGTGATTTATAAGTTTGCAAAAACATGCACTGGATCAAAGGTAAGGCACCGCAATCTATACCCGCACGAAATGTATAGAGATAATGAATGGCTAACGGAGAAAACCGCAGGACGTAGTTATGATTAAGTATTTTTTTGCAGTCTTTTTTTTACTCTTTGGAAACACACGCAATCTCTTTAAATACTGGAAAGCGGAGATAATCAGGCGCGATAAGTTCTCACTCCACAGGCTTTTGAGGGAGAAGAAAACGCGCGAGAGAAACTTCTTGTTTTGGTGGCGGCTTGCAAACGAAATGTTTATCAACGGTGGAAAGTTCACCAAAAGGGCCGCACGCAAGATTAATACAAAGCTTCTGAACGAATATGGTTGCGATCTGGGCTTAGGGCTAACAGTGGGCAAAGGGTTAACGATTTTTCACCATACCGGCATTATCGTAACCAGCACGGCCATCATTGGTGAAAACTTAACAATCAGGCAAAACACCACCATTGGCCGCAAGCAATCTGATGATGATCAGGACGTTCTGACCATCGGTGACAACGTCGATATAGGCGCACATACATTCATTCTGGGATCTAACTTTGCGATAGGTGATAACGTCAAAATAGGTGCGATGTCATTTGTTATGGATGATATTCCGTCTGGATGTACGTTCATCACGAAGAAAGATGCCAGATTAGTAAATCAGCTATAACCACAAAAAAAGCCTCGCACATGCGGGGCTTTTTTTATCGGCAGAGGTTATGAGGTTGGCGGGGTACTAAATCCCCAGTTTTCTGCGCGGGCTGTAAAGCGTGTGATCGACAACGATAAAAACTTTGAGTAGAGGACCGG